GCAATGATTATGCGCCGGGTTGTGGCCTTGTTGGAACTGATTCATCTTTGTTTCAGATCCGGTTTGCTTGTGTCAGCGCATCAACAACTTGTTCGATCAATTCATTGAGGGCTGCAAAGTCAATTCAATTTAGTCCGAATGTGTCTAATAATGCTGGTATGGAAATGATCTTTAGTGAGAACAGGCCATACACTCTTCAAGCAGGAGAGAGCTTGGTTCCATTTTACGGTGTAGCAGGTAACAGTAACAAGGTAATTGCTTTTTATCAGTATCAGAACTGAGGTTTAAATGGCTAACTACGAGAATACGCAAGACTTAAAAAAGGGCGTACTCTTTAGGTGCGGCGAACTTGATGACGGAACATCGGAATACGATGGAAAAGTCCTTGAGTATTTGAACCGAGCACAACAGGCAATGGTCTCGGGAGCGGCTGAACTCGATCTGGATATTGGGGAGCCGTTCCCGTGGGCATTGAATCAATACAATAAAATTCTTATTCTTGAACCGTCCATTACGAGCTTGGCGGTAACATTCACCAATGGATCTGCAACGGCGACCCTCTCTGCTACTCCTCCTAATAATCTTCTTAATTATTGGATACAGCCGGAAAATAGTTCAGAAACTTACAGGGTTTCAGCACACAGCGGTACTAGCACAACCATCACGCTAGACAGCATTTACATTGATACTAGCGTTACCAATCTTCCTTGTACGATTTTTAAGACAGATTACGAGCTTGATGAGAACATTCTCAGGCTGGCAAATCCGTTCATTACTAACTATGACGAGGTGATTCTTTACAATTCTGACCCCGGACAGATTGTTGGAGTTGATCTTGCTGAGTTCATGCGGCAATACCCGTTGTTCCTTTATCGGGCATCGACCCCGACCGCATTCACCCAAGTTTACAAAGATAATGAGATGAAACCAACGGTACGGTTTAATTCCGTTCCGGTTGAGCGTATTCGAGTTCAGTACAATTATGTTCCGGTTCCAGAGCCACTGACTGATGGAGTTACCGAAGTTCAGACAATTACTCCATCGCTGGCCCCAACAGCAGGGACTTATACCCTTGGATTCGGTACTGGAACAACCGCAGCGATTCAATGGAATGCGACTGCGGCTCAAATTCAGGCCGCTGTAAATACGCTTCCGGGTCTATCTGAGGCGATTGTTACTGGAACCTTGGCAACTGCGATTGTCGTTACTTTTAATGGCTATTACGGCAATGCTCCCATGCTTACGGCTGGATCTATCAGTCTCGTCAACGGGGTAACTCCGGTTACTCTTTCTATCGTTGAAACGGTTGAAGGCAAGGAAAGTATTCCGATCATTCCACGGGATCATCGGATTACGCTTGAGTATTACGCATCTTACTATCTTTGCACTGACAAGAATGACTCAAGGGCGGCTGAATACCGAGAATTGACTAGGGCCGGGATGAGGGCTTTGGTAAAGGCGTGGAAACAAGAAAAAATCACCACAAATCCCGATTTCGGTCGAATGATTGCAAGACCCGATAGAACTTATGACTATCGTAGAAATTGGAATTGGTGGTGGTACTAAATGCCATATACAGGGCAGATAGCCGAAATTAAGTTTGGTGATAACGGGCTAATGTACGATTTGGCCCAACAGAACATCCCTCCATCGGCTTTTATCAGGGCCGACAATGTTCAATTCTTTAACGGGATTGCAGAAAAGGCCGATCAGATTAACACTTGGATGCTTGGCAATCCTAGTTTCAGTACGCCTACATTCACTGGCGAGAAGCCTTTGGCGGTGCATCGGTACTTTCCACTGCCGGGCATTGAGCGCCATATTGTTGTCACTGATATTGGCAATGTATATAAATACGATACGCCTTTTAGTCGTGTATTGGTTACTCCTATTCTTGGCGCTCCTACGACTCTTTCAATCAATAATCTTCCGGTTATTGTTGAAGGTGGTAATGAAGACGCAAATCAGCCCCGTAAATTGTTTATCTTTACTGGAAACAGCCCGATTCAAGTTATTGAAGGCGATAATGCCACAAGGCGGAATTTGTCTGTTCCAGCCTTAGATTGGGCTAGTAGCTACCCTACAAATGGGTTTATCTTCCGTAATCGTCTTTGTGCTTATGGCAATTTGAACGATCCCCACAGGCTATATATTTCAACTGGATCAAACCAAGAAGATTTTACAGGGTCCGGCAATTCCACAATTTCTGTATTTCCCGGTGACAGTGATGGACTATATGGCGGCTTCGTTTTCAAGGGCAGGGTATTCTTGTGGAAGAAGCCGTATGGTGTTTATTACCTAGTGGCTGACGATCCATCCCCTAGCAACTGGTATTCTCAAAAGGTTTCTAGCAATGTCGGTATTGCCTCTGAGAGGGCTTATTTTGAGGCTGGAGATGATCTGTTCTTCATGTCTAATGATGGCACTATTGCCAGCTTCACCGCCGCGTTTCGCCTTGGAGACATTTATCAGGCCGACCTTCTGGCTGGCATCAAGACGGAATCAATTTTCAGAAATATTATCCGCAAGCAGTTTCTAGGTAACTCCTTTGGCAAATATCTTCCCCAAAAGAAGATCGGTATTTTTGCTTTCCCTAGCTTTCTATCTGCCGATGGAAAGTCCGACTGTTTCGTTTATATTGACTTTAACCAACAGACTCCGAGGGTTTCTTGGCATCGGTACAAGGCTAATACCTTTACCTGCGTATCGTACTATAAGGATGCTTATGGGGACGATCAGTTTGTGTTTGGAAAACTTAACTATACGGCAGGATCGTATGTCAATGGCGAGATGGGGGCTTATGCTCCTTACTATTCGAGTACCGTTCCCTTCAGGATTCAGACTCCTCATTTGGACCTTGGAAGCCCGAACAATAAGCTATTTGACTTCTTTGAGTTTGATTTTGAAAACACAACTACTTGGCCGTTGGCGGTCGATGTGTATATCGACTCTAAGTACACTCAAACCTTTACGCTTCAACCGTACTATAATGGCACACTAGGGTCTCCGATCTTTGGACCTCTGACGAGCCAATACAGCAATCCTACCTTCACACTGGATCAAAGCTATCTTGATGGTCGTGGAACCCGCGATGGGGCAGCTAGGCTTGGCGGTCGTGGGAAAACAATTTCTTTTGTCATTCGGGATGGTGATGTTTTGACGCAGGTAGGTTCTCCTCCTACTCAGACATTTACTGGTCCTAATCCTGATACTGACCAAGGATCGGTTTATCCGTACAAGATAACGGGCATTAAGGTGTATTATAGGGTTGCAGGACAGGACGCTAAGAAGCAAACTAACTAAAAGAGGCAATCATGGCAGGGTTATTTTCAAGACTTAAAATTTGGAATCCGGGCGAAAGTCTATCAGCAAGCGATTTGAATGGTGAGTTCAATCACTTCCTATCAAATATTGATGCAGAACATTCCGAAGGATACTCGGCAAACCTGTCTGAAATGCAGACAACCGAAAATCCGGGCGATCTTGGATCAGAAAACCTTACTCAACCCATTTCGGTCGCTCAAGAAATTGAAAGACTTCGTTTTGTTATTAACAGGGTTATTGGTAAGTCTTATTGGTATCAAGCTCCCGCACAAAGCATTGAGGGGCTTAATAGCACAATATCGGGAGTTTTTGGTGTAAGCCCTTCTCGTATTGTATCCGGACAAAAAACGACTCTTTCTGGATTTCCTACATTTTTGCAAGCAAATGGAGCCTCCGGTGTTCGCTTGAATGCCAGTGCTGGTACTCCATTCAACTGCTTTATTGATACTAATTACTTTTCGTATACAGCCAATATTTCAAGTGGCGTTCTTTCTGGTCAGCCAGCAAACAACACAGCCACGCTTGCGAGTTCTTTGGGAGGCGGTCAGGCATCTCAAAACGCAACAGAGTTTGTTATATCTAGTGCTGGCGCTGGTATTACTTCAAATATTGGTCGGCAAGCAATTTTCTCCATCGTAAATGGAGGTAACACAGAATACTTCCTTGGAACTATTGCAAGTTCTACAATTATTACTGGCATTAAAAGAGGATATTTTTACGATTCCTCAAATGTGGCAGTACCGCCAATTACACTTACAACCGGGCACACAATTACTTTATTAAGAACTACTTATGTATTCTTGAGAAATGATGGAACGCTACAGGTAACATATAACCCGCCATCATATATGGGTACGGCTCCGGTATCGCCATCTATCAATGATTATTGGTTTGATATGACCATTAACTCTTGGAAGATTTTTAACGGTAACTGGATTTTGGCAAACTCCGTTTATATTGGAATGTGCGCTCAGGGTCCAGTAAATACTGTTTGTGCAAGATCCGAAAACTTTTTTGCAAACTACACCGATATTTTTGAACTTCAATTAAGAGATTTAACTAACAGTTCAGTTTCTTCAAGATTTGATCTTCCAGCAAAAATAAGTATATATGGGTCACTTGTAAGAAATGATTTTAGAGATTTCTTGTGGGATATGACTTCAAATATGTTTCCGGGCGAAACGGAAGCAGCAAATACAACATATTTCTTTTATCTTAACAATGTTGGCACTTCATACATAAGCGCCGTTCAGCCAACTTATGATGGATACTTACAGGGTTATTATCATCCATACGAAGCTCTTAGATGTGTAGGGTTTTCAAATAATGATGGATCATCAAACTTGTCTGGATTGTTCACTTATAGTTTGAATGAAAGCTCAGATAAAACTGTTCCAGTTGGAACGGTATTATCCCATGCTGCATCTAATGCACCGACTGGATATTTGATTTGTAACGGGTTGGCTGTATCAAGAAGTCTTTATTCAAATCTGTTTTATACGATTGGAACAATCTATGGAGCGGGTGATGGATCTACTACATTTAATATTCCAGATTTGCGATACTCATTTATCCGTGGTGCCGGAGGAACTCTTTCCGTAACGGGTAGCGGTACGGCGTCAAGCAACAATGCGACCTTTACCGCACATGGAATTAACAGGACAGGAATGCGTGTGCGATTGTCGTCGGGTACGCTTTCTGGATTGGCAGCATCAACAAATTATTTTGCAATCGTTGTGGATGCAAATACTCTTGCATTTGCATCTTCTTATGCGAACGCAATTTCAAACACTAAAGTTGCAATTTCGGGAGCAAATAGCGCAGTAATTATTCAATATGAGGAGCCAGACGCAGGATCTCGTCTTCAAGCAACGACTGGTGGCGCTACAAGTGGACCAGGAACAAGACAGCTTGATCAAATTCAAGGCCACAAGCATGAATACATTGTTGACGCCACTGGTGGTGGACAAACCATGCCACAAAATGTCAACAATGCGTTGCTGACCGGAGCCATCGGAGGGCCATGTATCGGCAATCCTACTGATGACGGAACAAACGGCACCCCCAGAACTGGCTTTGAAACCAGACCGCAAAATGTCTACATGAACTATATTATTAAATTCTGAGGGCAAAATGAAATATCACAAATATGACCCACAAACATTCCTGTATGTAGAAACAGTAGAGTCAGATGTTCAGCCAGAAAATTCTGTTTCTGGCGATCTTCCAGAAATGACCCAATTTTATACTCTTGCTTATATTGAAAATGAGTGGCTGTCAGTTGTTAGACCTGAATATGAAATTGTGGACAATGAGTTTGTAAAAAAAGAATCGGAAGAGGAAGATGGAACCGAAAGCTAGATCAGAATTTTTTCCTACCGAGATGATCTACGAAACGGCCTGTAAGTTTTGGGATGACAACAACTGGCCTAGAATCCCTTTTGATAGCCTTCCTGATACGGGGATAGGTACTTACTTCGAGGAAGATGGCGACATTTTGGCGATCGCTTTTATTTATGCAACAGACTCTAATCTTGCTTGGTTTGAATGGCTTACTTGCAGTGTAGAGTGCCGAAAAGAGAAGCGTTCTCAAATACTTAACAGCACTATCAAGTTTGCAGAAGACTTCGCCAAAGAGAATAAGCTCGTATTGTTCACAACTGTAAAGAATGTTAATTTAATAGGTAGATTGGAGTCTCGGAACTGGAAGAAAACAGACAGTGGGATGACCAACTTTATATTTAGTTAGGGGTATATTATGGGAGTAGTAACAGCAGCGGCGATAGTTGGCGGAGCAACAATAGCCAGTGGAATGATGCAAGCCAGTGCCCAAGGCAAAATGGCTAAGGCGCAGCAGTCGGCAGCAGACCGGATGCGAGAAGAGGCGCTCATGTTTGCCGCCCCAACAGCCGCAGAGCTTGAGAATCTTTCAAAGCAGGTTAATTTATACGAAAGAATGTATGCTCAACAGACCGCAACTATTGACCAACTTCAAAAACAGATCACTGATGTTTATGGCCCCGCAATTCTTGAGCAAGGTAAAATATTTTACGATCAGCTAAAGGGTCAATCTTCTGGCGTTGTTAAGTCTTTTGACAATCAAAGGCAGCGTCAAAGAAAGCAACTTGAGGCTCAACTGATTGAGCGCATGGGTCCGGGTGCATTGACCTCAAGTGCTGGCGTAAATGCCATGAATGACTTCGATCAAAAGACTTCCGATATGCGAGCCGGAATCGAAGAACAAAGTCTTAATAGTGCTTTGAATCGAGTCGTTGCTCTTTCTGGAGGCCAAGATGCCACTTCAAAAGGCATTCTTAACTCATACAACAGCATGAGTAATCTTCTTGGGAGCATTCAAACTGGCTATGGAAATATTCAGACCCGTCAAACTCAGGCCGCTATGGGTACTGCCGCACCTGTTATTAGCTCTGCTGGATCTCAGTATGTAACTGAAATGGGAATGGCTAAGGCACTAGGCGCAGGGTTTCAGCAAGCCGGGCAAATCTACGCTCTTGGATCTATGGGTGGTGGTGGAGGAGCACGGACTGGCGCAATGACAGAAGGTGGATTTGAAACTCAGCCTTTTGATATGACAGTAGATCCAAACTTAGGATATACGCCACAAGCAAATCCAAGAGCCACTAGCCTTCTTGGTGGAGAACCAACATTTGGTGATTTAACTTTTAATACGGGGACATAATGAAAACCGGACCAATGCTAATGAAAGATATGATGGACTCTAAGAAGCCGGGAATGTTTGATGTTTCTGGAATTAGAGAACAGGTTGGAGAAGATGTTCCAAGCCTTCCATTGACTAAGGTTGGAAAGTTTCGTCTTCAACAATTTCTTCGTCGCAAGTTTGGCGTAGGCTGGCGTAATGTTGAACAAGCAAAAGGTATTTTGAGCCGTTTTGAAGCGGCCATGAAGCGAGGTGGGTGATGGCTTTAATAGCTGAGACAGTAGGTGCTCAACCAATAGATTTCGGGGATGGGGCGGGGGCAGTAATAAAGGGTGCGGATGCCGCCGCAGGTCTTTATGCAGCAAAGCAAAAGGCTGAACAGGTAGGTCTTCAACTTGAGGATATGCGGCTCAAGCAGGATCAAATGAAAGCCAATATCTTTCTTGGATATATGGATAAGATCAAGAATGCCCCGAATCCTGCTGTCCGTAAGATCCTTGAAAAGCAGTATTCCGCACAACATCAAAAGATGTATGGCGGTCCAATGGACCCTGAGACTTTGAAGGCTATCACTGAAACTCCTGAGTTTGGTGAAACCGTTCAATCTCTCATGGATCAAATGGGTCTAAAAGGTGCTGGAAGAAACTATGTAAATGCTGTCAATAATGCGGCCAAGTCTCTTGGATTGCCTTATTTGGATGCACTTCAAGCAATCAAAGAAGGATTTAAACTTGAGCTTGAAGAGGAACAAAACAAGAGGGCTGCTTCAGTTGCCGCTGCTTCCGCTGGAAGAGGCGAAAGAAGACTTGATCTTATGGAAGAAAGATTCCAAAGGCAGCAAAATCTTGATGTTTCAACGGCCCTTAAAAGAGCCGAAGAAGACAAACAATTTAATGACTATAAACTTCAATATGTTGGGGCTGGTAAGGCACTTAACATTATTGAAGACGGTCTTAAAACATATAGAGACTCAGCCGGAAAGCAAACAATTCCATACAGTCAGCTAACAGAGATTATGACCGACCTTGCACAATTGGCTGCAATTAAGCCAAGTGCAGTTGTTCCAGTTTCTAGGCAAAAAGAACTTGGCGTAGATATTCCCGTATTCAATAAAATGATGGGAGAACTTGAACGAGAAGTTAAAACCGCACCATCTAAGAATGTTCCTGTAAGTTTGCTCACAATGTATAAGCAACAGCTTGGTAAAATGCAAAAGTACCTTGATATTGCAATGGAGAATGAGTTTGAAACTAGCCTGAAGCGCGAGGAAACGGCTGGCATTATCACTCCAGAGCAAGCACAAGCGCATAAGCAACAGGCTCTTACAAGACTAAGAACTCAAGGAGAACAGGCCCTTATTGAATCTGGCGTTAAGGAAAAATTGACCGTCAGACAAATGATTCAAAGGGGTATGTCATATAATGAAATCGCTGGAAAACTCCCGAAGGATCTTCGTGGAATGTTTACCAAAGATAAGTACGATCAAGCAGTAAAAGAAATGAAGGCACAAAAGGGGAAATAAGATGGGATTCAGGAAAGCGTCTGGAACAAAGCCTTCGATGTTGGCCTCGACAATCCCAAGCCGGGAGGAGGAAATCGGTATTCAGGAAGAAATATCGTCCTCTGTGCCAAAGCGTAAGGTTCAGACCTCAGAACGCGCTCCTGCCATTGCTCCAGAACCACAAATGACTGCACCACAACCAGAACAAGATCAACCAGTTGATATTCTGGATATGGGCATTGATGAAATTCAGCCACAAGCGGCTGCGGCTCCAGAACCACAAATGCCAGAAGCTCCTGTTCAGCCTCAAGGTGAAGTCGATATTCTGGATATGGAAGTATCCCTTCCAACAGAAAGCAAGATCAAGAACTATCTTTTTGATTTACAGCAAAGCCAAGAACAGTTTGACGGTAGTTTCGCTGGCATTCAGTTCAAACGAGATAAAGACGGAAAGTATTATTTCTATGAACAGCCAAAATATAAAGGTGGATATAAGACTCGCGGCGTTGGCTTGAGTGCGCTTGAGTTTGGAGAACGGGGCGAAAAGCCAGAGATTGAAAAAGGTGGATGGAAGCCAATTTCTCAAATGGACCCCGCCACAAGAAACTATTTGAATGTGGCTACTGGCGTAATGCTTGATTGGCCTCAATTTGCCGTAAGTCTTCCAGTTGCTATCGGCGTAGGCGCTGTAACCGGAGGCGCTGGATTCTTTCCAACATTGTTTGCTGAAGCAGTTAGCGGTGGGGCAACTGGCTATGCTGGAGCCAAGATTGCTGAAGCTAAGTATCAACAAATGCTTCAAAACAAAGACGAATCAAAGAAACTAGCATTTCTTGAGGAAGTGTTGGGAGATGCCAAGCCAACTGGAGTTGAGGTATCAACTATTTTGGGGGCTGGAGGGGCCGTTATTCCTGCTGGTATCGTAGCGGGTAAGGCAGGATATAAGGCCGCTTCTGAAGCCTATGCCTCAACAGCGTCTAGGCTTAATAGTTATCTTGGACAGGTCGTTTCTGATATTGGTGATTTCGCTGCAAAAATTGGCGTTGATCTGGACGCAAAAGACATTGTTAGAAGCGTAGATCCTGACATTGAAACAAAGATTTTAGAGGTTGAATCAGGTCAACTTGGCAAGAATCTTCAGGAAAAAACCATTAGCCAATCTCAATCTAGGATGCTTGCGCTCAAGGGTTATCTGAAATCCATGATGGATCGGTTTCAGGTTCCTGAAGGTCAAAAGACTATCGGTAAACTTACCGCAAAAGAAGCCGCTGAGACTCCATTTGCAAAGCAGGTAATGAAGCCACGGGCAGACATGAATCTGATGGATGTTGTCGAAGATAACTTCGTAACGACATTGAAGCAGAACTCTATTCGTGGGCAGGAACTTGCTGGCGATCTAAGAGTATCTGCCGATCAGTTAATGTCCGGTGTGGAGCAGGTTTTCGAGCGGTCATTCAATACATTTAGGACGCTAAAGGAACAGGGATATAATGGCGCTGCACTTCTTGAGGCGTTCAAAAAGACAAACCCTAGAGAAGCCGATGTACTGGTAAAGTTCTATAATAATTATCGGGAGATGATTGCCAGAAAGCCCGGTGAACTTCTTGATCCGGCTGATACTCAATTCATCGAGACTATTTTCGATGCCCTTCCTCCAGAGCGGTTTAAAAGCAATATTGTTCAAGAGCAAATTGTCACTCGTCGTCATCCGATTGAACCCGGTCCTATTGGTGGCGCTCCAGAGTATCAGGTAGAGGGATTGCCTCTGTTTGGTGAAGAGGGCAAGTTTGCTGGTATTCCAAGACCTCAATATACCGATCCGACTACTGGCAAGACGCTGTATGGCCGTGGAGACCTTCCAGAGCGCGATTATTTCGTTATGGGAGGCCCTAGAGAGCAGGGCATGGGTCAGATTGGACAGCCTGTTCCGGGTGAAACTGGACGCGTTCCGGGCGGTCCTAGCGGCTACATTGGCGAGGGTGCAGGTCAAATGCAGGAAAGCCTGTTTGGTGCTCCAGTAGGCACTGCTGGCGGCCCTAGAATGGTCGAGACCCCTGCAAAGAGATTCTTGCCTCCTACCCGTGGCGGCGAAGCCTCTGCTGGCCTTACTTTTAAGCAGTTAAATGAACTTAACAATCAAGCTCAAGAGATGGTCAAGAGTTTGGAATCAAGTGGCAATACGACTCTTACTGGTATTGCAAAAGAGATTGCGACCATTACTCGTCAGTATGAAGACGATGCTTTGTTCAAGATTGGTGCAATTCGTGGTGATGAAGCCTTCGCTGAAAAGGTCATTGCGGATAAAGCTGCTTATTCTAATGCCGCAAAAGACATTACTGAGTTTAGAAGAGTGTTCGATGCCAAGAAGAACGATCTTGTCGGCCAAGTCTTGAATCTGAATCCTCAGATGACCGAAAGACTTTTGACATATCTTGATAAAACGCAGGTAGATGAACTGAAGTCTCTTGTGTTCCAACGGGCATATAATGACTCAATTTCTGAGGTCATTGAGGGATCTGGCATTCACTTGAAGGTTGACCCGGCAAAAGTTGCCGCCGATATGCTTACTGGCGAAGAAAACAGAGCCAACATTGAGCTTCTTTTTGGGAAGCCACTTTTAAAGGAACTTGATTCTTTTAACACTATGGCTAAGTTCCTTAATACGAGAGGTGACGCATCGAAGGCCAGAAACTCGATTGCAAGAACGGTGTACTCTGTTCTTAGATACCTTCCAGAAGGGGCCAAGATGGATGATTACTTGATGGCCTTCTTTTATGGCAATCCTACTGGGCAGCAGGTTCTTTCCAGTGTTTTAAAGGATGCAAATGCTATTCTCAGGAAGCCTACGGGTGGCGTTATTGGTAAGTTGGGTAAGGCGGCTTATGAGGTTGGAAGCCGACCTGCCGCGATGACTGGCATTCGGGCGGGCAGAACGGTTATTCCTCAGACTCTCAGGATGTTGCCAAAGTCGTACAAATCTCCAGAAGAAATTGAAAAGGAACTCTCTTTCGGCGAGATGGAACAATGAAGTTCAAAAAGCCACACATAAAGGCGCAGTATGATGCCAGTCCTAAGAAGCTCTTAGAGGTGTGTGAGGCTTTTAACCAGTTGTCCCTGAAGGAAGGGATAGAACCAGTCGTCACCCGCGTTACAGACCCCGTAGAAGGCGAATCTGGCGTTCATAGGGCACATAGGGCCGTAGACTTCCGCAATGAGTTTTTTGACGGTAAAACGAAACGGTGGCTTTACCCGATTGAAACGGTAGAGCATATTGTCGATGCCTTGAATAAAAAGTTCCCGAGGAAAGACGGTAAGCCAGTTGCCTTGCACCATTCATTCAAGAACGGGGCTTTTCACTTCCATTTGCAGATACCTGCCGTATGGGTGACTAAAGAAGAATTTAACAGACTGAAGAAAAAGGCTTAATATATCAGTAGGGGTGAAAAATGGATCTTTTGTCATTGGTATCTAGGTTTGAAGAATTGGTTGGCTTTTTGGTTTTGGTACTGTCCGGTCTGATTGGTATTTCCATGATGATTCCGGGAGATCAACCCGAGAAGTCGCTCCAAAAGGTTTTGGACTTCATCAAGAAGTTCTCAAAGAAGTGAGGGTATATGGAAAAAGCTAAAATGAATGGAAATAACATCCAAAAGGATTCTTACAAGATGCCTGTTAAGGCTCCCGAGAAACCTGCTAAATGCGAATATCTGAAGGGGTGTGATCTTTCTAAGGGCTACAAGGGCATGAATATGCCTAAGCCCGCCACTAAGAAATGAGCTATCTCCGTCTCTTAACTGCTTTTCTGGCCGCAATCACACAAATTCCCGGTCTGCTTCGGTGGATCGGGAAACTCTTTGATAAGAGTCTTGCAGAGCAGTTAAAAGAGGTGGAGGAAGCGGAAAAAGCACTTCAGGGAGCCAAGGATGAAGCGTCTCGGGATTCCGCTCTTAAAAGGGTCAAAGATAGCGTTACTCGCTACCTGCATTAGCTGTTCTACAACCCAACAAAAAAGTGAACTTGCCATTGATGTATGCGTTATTAGCGCCATCGGTGGCGATGTTATTTGTCGGTGCATAAAGCCAGACGATACTCTTTACAGCATCCCGATATTGGAATGTGCCGAAAAGCGGTATAACGCCTTATCTCCTGAAGATTCGAGCAGGTTATTTAGTCATTTGATCAAGCTAAAGTACGATCTAGCCACCTGTCAGGAGGGTAAATGAATCAGGCTCATGGCTGGCGAAAAGAAGTATTGGCTGAAATTAGAGACCTGAAACAAGAGGTTAAGACGGTCGCAAAAGAGCTACATCAAGTGAATGCCCAACTCACAACACTTAAAATCAAGGTGGCGGGGGTATCAGCTACTGTCGCCATTCTAGTGACGATCATTACGGCTCTCATATCAAAATAAAAAACCCCAAGATTTCTCTCGGGGTCTTTGGACATACAAGTTGTTGCTTTCTAGCTTAGTAAGCCTTCTTAGCAACTTTTTTTTTGGCGGTCTTTTTCTTCGCCATTTTCTTCTTAGCCATGATTTCCCCCTTTCTTTAAAGTCGCGGGATGACAGCCCCTACAACCGTCACCCCGCATGGAGTAACACAATCCCGCAGAGCGGGTTGCATTAGACATTTTTATATCAGCTTCAGAAGATCGTAAAGTCAGAACCAAGGTCAGAGACATACGGATATGTCGCTTTCACTTCAGCATACTTGCTTACTTCGTTGGTTCTACGATCGATCGGGTAGTGAATCTCTACTTCAAAAGGCTTATCCAAGAAATCGTCGGGATTGAACTCAGAGCCGTTATGGTCTTGGTTAATGTCCTTCAGCATCTTGTAAAGCTGCGTGGTGTTCTTCACTCCCTTGTAGAAGGTGTTATGAAACAGTTGGCGGCCATTCCATTTGTCTTCTCCGGTGATCTTCAGGGTCCAGCGAAGGTATTTGACCGATGGGTTGGTCTTTCCTTCTTTGGGTTCCCAAGAGATCGCCTTGACGACATAGCGACCGGGGGCGATTGGGTCAAAAGACTTTCCAGCAGCGGGGTTATCCATAGTGAATGTTGGCATGATTATTTCTCCTTCTTTTTGTTAAAATACTTGTCCATTGCATCATAAGCCAATGGGATTTTTGGTGGCATATCGCTCAGTTGCGTCCTAGCGACATATAAGCCCGTAGGACGGGTTTGGGCGATGTGTACTGGCTTCCCCTCAATGGTATCGACATAAGCCCTATAAACCTCTTGGAAGAGGATTGGGAGCAATTCTGGCAGCTTGCCCGGCAGAGCAGGGCGGTATCCTACCAAGTTACCATCAGGGTCTTTTTCAGCAGCCAAATGTCCTACGGTGACAACATTGCATGGCAGGGCAAGCAGCCGATAGATCATGGGCTTGAAGTTGGCGCTCAGGATCAGATAGTCCTGCATGGCAGGGGTTTTAGGGTCTACCCGCTTCACTGAGGGGTTATCTGCCATAATCGCCTGAAGCATCATGTCACCAAAGCTCGTTAGGCTATCGAGCACAAAGGTCTTGAATGGGAACTTACCCGTCTTGGCAAGATCCTCAAGCTCTGCAAGTTTGGCCTCGAACTTACGATATACCCGCACCCCGCCGTTCATGGCAGTAGGCTGAAAGTTATCGTATTCCACCTGCTCAAGCCTTTTTGGGTCTTTGGCTTCCCAAAAGTTAGCCCCCGACGAGATTTTACCGTCGAAATCGGCAACATACATAGGGCCGGGGAATCCCAAGGCACAGGAAGTCTTACCTGCACCCGACAGGCCGTAGATCAGTACCTTGATGTTGTTATCGCTGTTTTTCAAATCGCTGAGTTTCATTCTTCAATCTCCATAGTCTTTGTTGCGAGAAGAGACAAAAGGTCCGTTCTCATGTTCTTTGGTGCAGAGCAAACATCCTTAAATCTGCATCCTCCATAAGTAGTACAAGCCTTAGAACCATTCATTGGGTATTGATCGGTCGCATTAGCAAGCTCCCAAGCGGAGGTTGTAAAATTTACCCACTCCTGCCAATCGGCAATCTCATCACTGGACCGATAGGCTTCTACCCGCATGAACTCAGGGCTTGATCTGGCGAATTTCGTCACCTTGATGCCCTGAAGGATGGCGTTACTAATGTCCAAGCCAGCACTTCTAAGCAGGTAAATATACCCGGTTAGTTGGTGATTCGGAGTAGCCCTGCCAGCAAACCCAGACAGGCTTGCGGTGGTTTTGTGGTCGAACAGGTAAAGTTGTCCGTTGATTGTGTTTCTAAGAACCAAATCCACCTGACCATAGAATGTAATGGCTGGCGATATTTGAGCCGTTAGAGACCGCTCAACAAACGGGCCTGATTCATCACAGTACACCTCAAAGGAGTCATCGCCATAGGTGGCGTGATACGCGTCAAGGATAATGTGACCGGATTTAACTGACCGGGCTTCTCCTTCTAGGGGAACTTCGATCGAGGAAGTCTTGATGTATCCATCAAATGCTTCCTTCATAATGTCGGCATTCCTAGAACCTCTTGGGGCAAGGTAATATGCTTCCATTGCCTTATGGATTGCCGATCCAAATGCTGTTGCTACCGACCCCGTTTCAATATCGGGGTTTTGGAAGGTAAACTGCGCCTTCCTGAAGCAAGTTTGGATTAAATCAAGACTGCTATTGTTTATTTGCCATACGCCGTTTTCCTTTGAGGGATGGCGTTTGAATTGACCTGTCATACTTTGTGTACTCCATTTCTAATAGTTTTGCGATCAGTTCACTTACTGACTGCGTAGGGTTGCCTGTTTCTCTTAGTCTCTTCAGAACATCGAACCGAATCCTGCAAAGACGAAATCGTTCATAATCGCTCATGTAATACCTTTATCTTTCTTTCCGTATTGTTCTTTCATGTCCTTTCTCAGTTGATCGAGCATCATGACTGCCGCATTCTCAGGCATTTTAGACATGAATGGCACAGTCACATACTGCACCCCAACGATTTGTGAACCAGTAATGTCATGCTTTACAAAGCAATGCGCTGTAATGCACCCGGCCCACTCATACTTATCGCTGTCAAGTCCTTGCGGCTTAACCATCTCCCCCTGCGTATAACTAAGAGAAAATATCTTTTTATGAAGGTTATTGTCTGTTATCTCAATCTTCTGTTCTTTTACTTCTGGTTTACTCATGAGAATGATGATAACATTTGTTTACAAGAGGGCAATAGAAAAATGAAACAAAAAAACATCAAAATGCGGCACAAGAAAAAAGACTTGAATTTCGCTTATGTAGAGTTCGATTCTCTCATTGAGGCACTGGACCATATCAGCGAACAAGAGGTCATTCGCATCTACAATTATGGCGCAAGAGAACTTGCAAAGAGTCTAGCTCAAGGAAAAGATCCATTTGCACCAAAGAAAAAAACCGTCAAATTAAGCACAAAAACGCTTAACAAGGATCAAATCGAGGCGCTTGTTAGAGTAGGTTTGCTTTCAGAGGAGTGACCTGAACAGTGATCTGACTTGCCTCTCCCCATCTTTTTGTGAGGTAGAGGTCAACGATCTGACTGTCGTCATCCCATACAATTTCATTCAAGGCATCGCATACCAGCTTGGCATAATTATCTAGGTCAGAGCGGCTTGGATATGGCTGAGAAGGCTTCTTTGGCTTTTGCATGATAAATTCGATCGCCACGGCGACCGGAGCCGAGAATGGTTCCTTTTTCAGCTTTTTCATTTCCAGCTTTGCAAGCGTCTTTATATCGCTCTCTGCTTTTCTGGTCTTTGAGGGTGTAAAGGCATGGCCTGATCGGGCTATTCTCGGTCGGCCTTTTGCTACTGGCTCTACTTTAAAAACAAGGGTGATAAATTCCATCATTGCATGGGATATTCTGTCATCGAGGTAGGAATTAGATCAAGATTATCTTCTGACCCTTCATTCTCGATTAGAAAACCGTACATCACCACAAAAGAACGGCCTTTATTGACTGCTTTCGTCACAAAATTGTCGCCGTAATGATACCAGTCACCTTCGTAATATGCGTCAGGGACTCTCACTCCATAGGATGAAATATAGGTATCCTCCCTCCTTCATGGATCGTTAAAGCTCCAAGGCAGGGGGCGTTCCTATTGTATTTGCCATAATCAAAGGCAAATGACTCCACATCTATTAAGCATCCAGCATTAGCGGCCCATATCTTGTAGCCGTTCAGGGTGCGGATATAATCAATCGCTGCAAAGCTATGTAGGTGGCCTATCACGGTCGATATGCCAGCATCTAGGGCGGCATTTCTATGACCATCCTTGCCGCTGTAACCTTGCCCGTGGATCATTCTAAAAGGGCTTGGAAGGTCATTAAAGCGCCACTCTTGACGGTATTCCCACTCCTTCGGGATCTCATAAAGCTCTTTATAGTCCTTTATGGCAATCGAGGGGATCTCAGCATCAAAAGCCTTCCTGATCCATCTTAGGCCATGATTAGAGGTGCATAACTTCAGCTTTGGAAATGCTTTTGCCCACTCTTTGATCTTCTCGCGCACGATCATGATTTCTTCGGTAGGACTATGACGGTATTCGGCCCCCTTCTTATGAGCAGAGCCGTGGAAAATGTCGATCTCGTCTCCGGTGTGCAGGATGTTACTGTTCGGGATCTTAAATTCCTTCTTCAAATCGAGACAAAACTGCAAAGCCTTCTCATGTTCGTAAGGCTTTTGATTATCAGGAATTACCAAAATCGGCTTCCTATGATCTAGCATCAATTAAAAGAGTATATTGCTTTTCTATAGAATCAAATTTTTGTTACTATTTATTTGGGGGGATCAGGGGATGATCGAAATTTGCGTTATTTTAATGACAGGTTGTCAAATGATGTTCGTAGTTATCGGAGTAGTGTTAGCGGCAAAAAAATAGGGCCAGCCAACGGCTGACCCCATTTGTTACAAAGTTACCACAAAGACCCTACATTGTGGTCACTTTTTGCTTTTCTTACCGACGCACTTCCACTTTTTGCGGCTCAAGTTGTTCGGAGTATTTGGATCATTCTGCTTCTCTTTAGGGAGGCGCTTCTTGATTCCATAACTTCGAGCACAATAACTATCGCCGCGAGTAGTACCGGGCGCGATTGTGTATCCCTTGGCTCCGTATTTGACGACCTTGGTCCGGCCAGTTTTCTTATTTACGACCTTCTTAGAAAACTTTTTCTCAGCCATGTGTCATTTCTTCTTTGCTGTTTTAGCCGATTGACGGAATGCCTTGGCTGTTGGAGCGCCTTTGCTTCCTACTTTACGCATCTTTTCTCCGCTTCCTGCTTTGATCCGTTCGCGCTTGGCATGAATGTTCGCATAAAGCCCCTTCTTTGCTTTTGCGGGCTTTTTCTTGGCCTTGCCAGCCTCACTGAAGGCAATCGCAATAGCTTGTTTCTGCGGCCTTCCAGAGCGAACTAGCTCCGAGATGTTTTGACTAATGACTTTCTTGCTCGATCCCTTTTTTAATGGCATTTGTATCCACTCCTTCTAATTTAGCTACCCGTTCATTCAGGTTATCAATAGCTTGGGTTATCTTTTGCAAAACCTCAATCAATTCCTTCAAATCTTCCTGTGTCATTCGTCCTCCTCTCTATCATCGTCTCTATCGTCGTCTCGATCATCACGATAATCCATTTCTTCGTCCCAATATGATCTCGTTTCATAAGAATTACACTTTGGGCAAACAATCATGTGGCTGTTGTTAAATTCCATGTGCCCGCAATTCATACATAAATGTTCCATGCAAGCCATTATTTGCTCACTCTCTCTTCGAACTCTAAAAGCAGGTTAGTTAGGTCTGCGTCGAGCCAATATTTCATGTTCTTTGCCATTCTAACGGGGTCCGAATTGCCTATGTTCTCAGAGGATTCCACCCTCAGAGCCTCATATCCCTCAATCCAAGCCCACCCCTTCATGATGCTATCGTTCAATTCGATCTTGAAAATAGCGGTCGCAAAGGGCTTTTCTCCGTTGTAATTGATCAATTCCTTGCTGTTCATTACCATCATACAATTCGTCCCTTTCTTGCCAAAACTTCGATTGCATACGCGATTGCAAGGTCTATATCGTCCGTCTCGCAATTTGCTATGTGATAGGTGTTGCCTTCAATGTAGGCCGTATCACCCGTCTGGTTCAATTCGTCTACTAGGGTCGTCAATTCAGTATGCTTTTCCTTCATGTTATCTCCATTTCGGTTTTTACTGCATTTAACTGCTGTTCAATACGCTTGATGTACAGCTTGACGGTCGCCAAAAACTCCGGGTTTTCGCTTGTCAGCCACGCACCAAAACACTCATTTGCATTTTCTGTTAACATCAACAGGTTTACAAGTTCAAAATCTGCTTTTTTTGCGTCCATGTTCAATCTCCTGAGTCATAGGTTGAATGAAAATACAATTTGCCTTCCTTGCTCTTATAGGCCGAATACTCCACCCCGGTCCATCCGGGATAATCCTCGTTTTGCTGCAAGTATTCCATGACCTCATGGGGAGGCGCGTCTGTCTCAATCTCGCGCTTCCATGTGGTATAGCAGCGCCCCTCGGCCTCTACGATCCACCCTGTATCTGATTTAGCCCCCTTCACTGGCAGGTTTTTAATGTGCAATCTCATAACTTCACTCATTCCTTCCGCGTATTCACGCTCTTGTTTTCGTTTCAAAAACCTTTCAAAAACCTTAAAACCTTGTTTCCAATAAAAAAGCATCTCTTCTTCCACTTTCGCTCCTTTCAAGGCGCTTCATTATCTCGGTCCTGTATGCCTCCGAGCGCTCTTTATAGTGCTCCTCATACTCTTTGAGACCTTCTTTCCTGTGCATGGTTCTAAGGGCGATAGCGGCCTGATAAAGCGCCATCAATGCACTGTTTTCTACCTGCTTCAAGTCGCTCATTTGCTTTTCTCCTTTTCCAATAGTTCGCACAAATACTTCGCGTATTTTTCGCGGGTCGCGTAGGTCCTGCAATCCGCAAAAAACTTCAAATAGTATTTCCTATTCCATTGGTCATGATACCGAAGGGCCTCAGTTAACTCGGCCACTTTTGCGCGATACCATTCAGCATGAGCAACGGCCTTTTTTGTTGCGCGGGCCTCCCGGATCTTGCCGCGGGCGGTCTCTTTTAAAACCAGCATCACCCCCAGTCCGTGGTTCGATCCGCCGCATTCACATTCACAATTCGGCCCCCTAGCATGGGCACAAATCTGATTGCACTTGCAATCGGTAACGGTCTCGGTTTTGGTATAAAACCTCCCCCGCACTTTTCCCATGTACTCGAAGGCCGTAGCGTTCCCGCACTGGCATTCCGTCCCTTGCGGGGCAGCGTGGCCCGGCGTGTTTTTGTTGGTCTCCAGAGTCGCGCAAAACGGAGTCAGGCAATCAATGCACCTAAAATAATGGCGCGTAACTGCGGGCAACTGCGGCGATGCTATGACTTTGTTTTCGATCATGCGGGCAAGTCGTTTCATTGTTTTCATGTTTATCTTTCCTTTTGAAAAGGCCCTTCCTTGGGGCGTGGTTAGTTATGCGGTTGCCTGTTCTTCGGTATAACTTGCACCCTTTTCGATCTTTTTAAGCTCCTTATAAACCTCGTTAGGCCATGCTTCCATTATGTTAGTCCGCATTGGCATAATCACGCCAATATCGCGGGTTTTTTCATCTCCGATTGCGCGAACGATAACAGGTGCAGATTGCTCAGAAACTCGAAAGATAACACCCTTATGAGAGGGGTGATCTTGTAATGCTTCCGCAATTTGGGCGATATAATCGGCATTTAAAGCGAACTCAATAAATCCAGTAGGGTTTGGAATTACTGCATCAATGTCGGGATAATTCGGAACACCCTGAGAGGTTTCGAGTTTAAGAATCGCGCCCCCGAACTCGAAGCGAACTTGACCCGCAATGTCTTCTCCCCTGATTTCAATTTCATCAGGTAGTTTTTTAATCTCGCGCAAAAGGTTTGAAAGGTGTTTTTTGCCTTCAATATGCGGCAAAAATAAATCGCGGGTGACCATGGTGCCATCTTGAATGTACCTCACTGCCATTTTATGCCCGTCAGTTGCGACCATACGGGTGACCCCGTCCACGGTTTTTTCAATTTTCAAACATTGAATCTGATAGCGCATGACATCAGTCGATGCACAATCGAGCATTTTCGAGGCTATTTTAAGGGTTTTTTTGGTAAGGATCATTGTGTTTTCTCCAATTCTGAATCGGCAGTTATCCGGCGCGATAGTGCGGCGAATTGTAGGGGCCTCATCAGTACGCGCATAACGCGTAGACCGCGCCCCTAGCAGGGGCGGCGGTTTCGGCCTTTATTTCGTGCCTTCCCAAAACATTAGGAAGGTGAGGGGCGGGATCAGCAGCATCAAGTAATCAATGTTCATCGTGTGATCATGTTAACAGCATTCAATGGACGCGTCAATACTCTTGATCCACGCGCCCCCGGCGGGCCTCTTTCCAGCGCCGAAAAACCCACGCTATCCACTCCGATGGCGCGATGGTCTCCCATACTTCGCCATCGCCAGCCCCGTACCATGCGCGGGTTGCCTTCCTCATGCTCCAATAATTCCACGCAAAAACGGGATGCCATGAGGTCACGCGGCCGCCCGAATCGCAGTCTTGAAGCCCGACGGCGAGCCAGTAAGGGAAGCACTTCCGGGCGCGAGAGGCGAGCTTATCGATCCAATACGGGCGAATGGGACCGTGCCACGGGATCGGACCGCCGGAAAGACCGTTCTTGTATTCAAAAAACCACCGGCGGCCGTCTGGCAAGGCGCGCGGGAATTGGTAGATTTTAAGGTTTCCGAGTTTGTATCGTTTCATGCTGCACCCCCTTCGCGTCCGCAATGCGGGCATGGTTGCGCGACAAGCTCCCAAGCGCGGGCCTCTACTTGGAGTCTTTCGATCTCCGAGATCGAAAACACTCCCGCGAGGGTCATTGCCTCGCCGACGATCTGCGAAGCGACCTGTTTCAGTGTTACGGGGCGACGGCCTCCACGCTCCACGGGCGCGCTGAATGCGGCCACCATCTCCGGCCCCAAGTAGGGCAGCGGTTCAAAGTCGGGGCGGCGGGCAATGTCATAAGCGGCGAAAAACTGGTTACGGGTCATGATAGGGGTCTCCTTTTTAGATTAGGTTCATGCCGAGTGAATCGGCGGCCTGTTCAATGGTCATTTTTCCGGCTTCAAGGTCTTCAATGACATCGGTTAGGTGTCCGTGCCATTCCGCTGCCCCCTCGTCTTCCTCGCTATCGAATACGATTTGGGCGCGCTGTTGTTTGAGGTATTGAATCACTTTTAAAAGATCGTGCATTTTTTTGGTTTCCTCTCGGTTGGTTGGTTGGTTGGGAGGCCTTCCATGGCCTCTAGGTTTCGATTTAAGCGGTTTTTGTCTCCGGGGCATAGGTTGCGCCCGTGATGTGGTCTGCGGCCTTCTGAGCGGCTCCTGCGGCCTGTAACGCGAGCCGGGAGTCACCCTTTAAAACCTTGATCCATGAGGCAAGATAGGCCGCGCTGTTGTCCATGAGGTCGCTCCCGTCAATCCCGGCGGTGGCGAGCAGGAAAGCGCTCCCCATTTCAGCCACTAGCTCCTCTTTCGAGTACTCATGGGAGCCGAACGAGGCGAGTTTCGTCAAGCTGTCCCGGTTCAAACGCGAACGGTGGCCCGTAGAGTGGGCAAGCTCATGGAACAGGGTTCCGTAGTAATGGGCGGGCGTTTGGAAGGTCTCGCGCGGCGGCATAGCCACAAGGTCCATGGATGGCGCGTAGCACGCCCGCGTCCCCTTGTGGACGATTTGCGGGCGGCCCGCGAAGCCTTGGACGATCCGCTCCGCGCTTTCGATCGGGTTGAATGCGGGGCGCGGAGTGACCGGGGTCGCGTCGATGCCGAGGGCTTCCGGGGTGATCCCGTCAATCTGATCGAGGTTAAAGACGGTGTAATGGCGAAGGAAGGCGAAGCTCTCAGGGTCTCCCCCTTCCTCCCCGTCACGGGTGACGCGGTTCCAGTAGGTGACGGGCGTCCCGGTCGATCCGGCCTTGACGCGGCCCCCGCGCTCCCGGACTTGGTTGAAGGTCAGCCAGTACGGAGTCGAGAATCCCGCGCACCCGGTCAGGATCGCGTTAATTCCCCGGTAGACAGTCCCGGTCGCAGGGTTGCGCTGGACCATCGCGGCTCCGGTTGCGGGGTCCCATGGGCGTTTCCACGGGTTGACGCCCGCTTCCATCCGGGCGATCAGGGTTTCGGTAACGCGCTCGTAAACGGTCTTTTTTGATTCACTCATTAGTAGGGGTCTCCTGTAGGGTTGCGGCCCGATCATTCGAGCCGTACATCAGTGTTAACATGATAACAGCATGAATGCAATAGGGGCCGAGTAGTTTTTTTTCGACGCACCCCCGCCACCAGCAATTCCCACTGGTTACGGTCCGGATTAAAAAAGTATTTTAACAATTTGAAAACGGGTGAGATGATCTCCAGAGTCAATCGGGAGTCATACCACGCCCACGCACTACACGCGTTAGGATGCCCACAGAGCGCGCCAAGCGCGGCATGAGTCTAGGTACTGGCCGGGTCCGTAGACGCGTTCTAGCGAGAAATCGCGGTTTGGCTTAACAATCTCGCGTCAAATCCTGCGCTCCACGCGCTCCAAGAGTCCAGGCGTCCAGGAGTCGATTGCGCTCATGGTGTCCGGTGTGTCCTGATCCACGCGGAAAGGGGTAGTGTAACCTCATCCCATGCCCGACCAGTCAAGTCAAGCGGGTGTCAGGTGTTCGCCCCCGGAGTCAGTCAGCGGCTCCCGGTCTTGTGCGTGTCAGACTCCCCGGCTCCTCACCCCCACTAGCCTTCCCTCTCCGGCTCCCGATCTCGCGTCACCCGGTCTTGTGTCATGCATCGCAGCCCGGCCACCCCTAGGCCCCACCCCACCCCCCTCCCGCGCCCGCCCGCCCCCACCCCCGCGCACCCCACGGCGCGCACCCCCTCCCCACGCCCACCCATTGCGCTCCGACGCGTTCGCCGTCGCGCGTCTATTTTCCAAAACTCTTATGACATTTTAACTAACTTGACTCTTTTTATCAAGTATTGGGGTAAATAAAAAGGTTAGTAAGGTCTAGGAAGGCTGTTGGATTGGATGATGGCTTTAGGCTCAGTAGGATGCTCGTAGACGGTTCCTATGGTCTCGATGACATACTTGCCCTTATTTGCGGGTATATCGCGTGTAATGGTCTTGCAGGGTGTTTTGATGACTAACGATTGATACCGGGTTTCGTTGAAACCAGACTCGGATTTGGAATCTTGGTATCGAACGATCCAAGGTGTGTCGGGAGTGTACAGGTCGATGTAGATTTGCAGGATCTTATTTTCCATTTTGAAGTTCGGCTTTCAAATGGTCGGCCTGTTTCTTGACCCGTTGTAAGATGTGTTTCTTTTGATTCAATAACTCTGTGATGGCTTCTGAACACACTGACTTGAGCCTTGGATCTAGCCTCGCCAGATTCTCGTAATGCTCGATAACGCTGGTGTAATGATCAAACAGCGTAAGTAAGTATCGTGCATTGCAAACGAACAGTGCATCCTTCACAGATTCAGTTTATATGGCTTTTGGGGATAGGTCTATTCTGACTTGCGGTCATCCCATTTATTCGACCAAGGCCACCATACGCGCTTGATGATGGGGTTCCAGTTTGGTGTGGGCATATTCCACAGCTTCCAACTGCGGTTCATGATGATAAGGGTGGTGATGATAATTGCGATTGCGATGAGTGTCATATTTGCTCCTATTAAGCCGTTAATAAGTTCTTCTTAACATCTAAAAACCCCCCAAAGAAGAGCTTGGGATACCGAAATTGTTCCGTTACCGGATAACCTTCGGGTGCTTGGTCTTGTGAGTGGAATCACAATCCGGGGAAGTAGTTGCACTTCCTTGGGGGGTGCTTGTGGTTGTGCCACAAAAGTTTGGCCGAATTAACCCCTGCTCGGCTCTACACAGGACAGACGCGCCCAAAGGAGGGGCGTTGGTTTATGTTGTTCCTTTCAACGCTTCACGGGCTTTTTTCTCGCAATAGGCAAGCGTTGCCTCGTTGGAATAGATGCAGTGAACAATGTCATCGAGCGCTTCCCGATAACGAGCGTTTTCGGCCTTCAGGTTTGCAATAACCATCAATGCAGCATCCAGTTCGTTTTCAATGCCCATCTATACAGCCTCTCAGTAACAATCCGTATAGGTGTTTTGGCCGATGGTACGGGTAGTGCAGTTCACCTGATTGCCGCGATTGTCATACCCATCAGAATAGGTGGTGTTACCGATCTGACGAGTGGTGATGTTGCTGTTGTACCCATTGTTGCCATAGGTATCGGTATAGATTGTGTTACCGACCTTACGGCTAGTGGTGTTGTAGTAGTCATAGGCTTGTGCCGATGATGCGAACAGTGCGATTACTGCGATTAGTGCTTTCATGTTTTCTCCTTATTTGATTTTCTCGCCGCCAGACTCAAGGTGTGTGTGTTTCCAGCGGCGAGTTGTTGGCGTTATTGCCAACGAAAGTTAAAGTCTAATACTTCCAACAGAACTTGATGAACTTAACAATCAAGTAACAAATCAGAGCAAAGACCCAAAGTCCGATTACCGAACAAGTTATGAAAAAAATGATCAGATCCATATTAACTCTTTATTCCTAGCTCCATGCCCAAAAGATAAATTTGAATATGGCTACGAATACAGTGATGATCAGAAAAATCGCCACTGCTGAAAATACGAACTCTAAAAAATCATCCATTTCGTTTTGGTGTTTATTTTCCATCTTCTTTTCCTATTAGGTATCCGATTATTGCGGCCACAATCAGCCAGTATTCATTAACCATTACGAAGTTCCGACTTCTTCTCTTCAAGCCATCCGGCAAATCCGCTTGCATACATCTCATGCAACTGATCTGCCTCTTTGCTCATCAGAAACCGAATTGCAATCTCGTATCCGCGAATTACAGCCTCATCGAGCTTGCCTTCAAATACATCCGAACGCATCCGTACATTGAAATCAGGGTCAATCGTGTGTGTCATTGTGTTTCTCCTTACAAGCATCTTATTACGGTGTTATCATGTTATCAACATTTATTTTCACAAATGAAAAAATAATTGTACCCGTCATTGGAAAGTTTGATTGCAGCCCTCTTTCCGCAGTGCAAACAGAACTCTTGGTGGAAGCTCTCGGCCTTCTTCATTGTCTCTTGAGAGATGAACATGGCCTCCTCCATCACTGCATTCTCATACGCCTCAAGGCCCATCGGCTCCCGATAGAACTTCTTGCGATAAGACTGCACCAATGCCTTTATTTTATCGCTCTCAAGATCACTTGTTAGCAATTCGCTTACCCCATTTCTCCGCGTATGTTTTAGTAGACCCGGTAGCATTATTGCTGCTAGAGCGTTCAATTTCTGTATATCGACCTTTTCCATCTTCATTCCTCATGTAAAATACTTGGTTTACGAACTTCCCGCGCTTCCGTAGCTTCTTGAATACGAACTCGCGGTCATACGGCGTTAAGCCGTAATTATCCTGTTCCTCGCGCGTCATCCTGTTCATCAGCAAAATATTCGTCGCCTCCTGAACAGCCGTAGATGACCCCTTGATGTCGAACTCCGACACAATCTTGCCATCCACCGTCTTACGAGGGTGCATCACAAGGAAAATGTGCATCGGCGTTACCTTCACCGCCTGAACGAACTTGTGTACCGTCTCGTCCATCTCAAGCGTTTGGTCCCCGCCCCTCGCTGGCTTCAACATGAAGTTCAGGTTATCGACGATCATGATGTTCGCCTCATGCGTGTCCTGAACGAACTTCATCAGGTCAATGAACTCGTCAATGTCCACACGCGACGAGTATGTCGTCACCACAAGGTTCTTGATGATTTTCTCTTGGTAGGTCTTGAGGGTCCAGTGGAGCTTCTTGCGGCTCTCATCGTCGGCGGGTTCTCCTGAGATGAAGTCATGCCCCCCAAGCACCGACAGGACCATCTTCGTAAAGTCCACTTCGCCGATCTCAATGGGGGCGACGAACACCTTCTGGTCCTGCTCGATCAGCTTCGCGGTCAGGTTTGCAAGCCAAAGGCTTTTACCCGCTCCAGTTGGCCCACAGAAGATCGAAAACTCGCGGGGCCTTAGTCCACCCGTCATCCGGTTGAAATTCGTCCAGCCGTCAAGCGGAACGCCAGTGGGGGGTGTCAAAATCTCGACCGCAGCCTTGTCCAGCACCTCAAGGGTTTTTGCTATTGGGAGGGTCATGAGTATTTCCCTTCCAGAATCTTGATCGCATTGTCACCACGAACGATGAAGTCAAGATCACAGCGCCACGGCTTTGAACGGTTTCCGCTCACCGCGCCTTGCCCTGTCAGGAATTGCGACTTGTTGACCGCTTGAATCACATCCTGCCAAAACTCAGCCTCGGGGTACTCGCGCAGCGCCTTAGCGATTGCGCGCTTCCGACCGTCCGTGAGCTTGATTACTCTGGCTAGTGAGGGGTTGGCAAGACTATTCCATAAGTTGACTAGATCGGTGGTCTTTAGGCCTCCCTCAACAGCCTCAGACACCTCGTCGCCTTTCGACGAGAATATGTCCTGTTCTGTCCTGTCCTGTCCTGTAACGGCCAAATCACGATCCGCTGACGATCCCGCCACGATCCCCATACGATCCCGACCTTCAAGTATTTGCTTTTCGATCATTTTTTCAATCGTCTGCAAAATGTCTTTCGGCTTATGTCGGGTGATGTAGGCGAAGTGGTCAAGGTCAATAGTGAATAAACCTTGCTCGTTTTGTTGGCTCGCCTCACACAGCAAATAAATGAATATCAGACGATTCTGGTCGGAAAAATCAAAAAAATTTCGGTTCGTCGCAAAGTCGTTTGCGAACGAAAACCAGACCGGGTTTTTGTACTCCTTCGCCCTCTTGTTGTAGTCTTCCCAATTCTTGAATTTTAGGCGCACAAGGCCCCCCTTTTTGTTGTTAATACATTGATGTTTTCAGGGAGATTTGCTAACCTTTTTGGCAAGCAGATGACTCCCAGACCCATTTGCGATCCAGACACCCGGCCAAGGGTGATTCTGGAACATAGGCCGGATACATCCCGGCCTTTTCCATTTTTGAAGCACCAATTCTCAAAAGTCAAAGCCAAAATCCAAAAAACAGTTTTTTTGCTTTAGAGGCTTGCTATTGTAAAATTAAGATGGCGGCTTATCATGGATGAGACAAGATATGTCTTGCTCGGTGGTTTTTGTGTGTGTGTTTTCCACCGTGGGAGGGTTATCCTGCCGCCAGCTTTTTAACTATGGGGAATGAAAAAAAATCAATGAAAGAAGCCGTTCAAGAGAAGGTTAAGACCTACAAAGAGAAAGTTGACGAACAGGTCGCCGTTCTCAAAGAAGCTCCCATTTCTGCTCGCGTCAAAGCCGTTTGTCACATGGCGGCAATCGGATTCAATAAAAAAGAAATCGCCGTTTCTCTTGGAATACCAGAAAGCCGAGTAGGAGCCGTTCTTTCCAGCAAAAGCGCAAAAGCCCAAATTGACAAGATCCAACACGACCTGTTCTTTGCCGATCCCCAAAAGATGTTTCGGACTGAAGTACCCCGCGCATTTAGGCGTATTCGCAAGGTTCTTTATGGCGAAAAAACCAAGGATAATGATGTTCTAAGGGCCGCAGACATGATCTTTGACCGGGCACTTGGGAAGCCAAAACAAGAAGTCGCTCACGAAGCGTCCTCCATCAAGCAACTTTTTGAAATGCTGGACAAGCAAAGCCAAGACCAAAACCAAATTATTGAAGTAAAGTCTAATGTTGTAGACCAATCAACCGTAGTTGATGCAGACTTTAAAGAGAAAGAAAAACCACAGGGCGATGAAATGGATAATTGGATTATGGAGAATCTGAAATAATGGGCAAGTTTACGACTTCATTATTTAACCTTACAGAAACCGATCCACTTGGAGACTATGCCTTTTCTTTCGCCGTTATTCAGACTAACTCAGGGTCATATCCAACCGCAGAAACAACGGCAGATGTTCTTACCCTAACTACTGCAAATCCGGCAGACTACTTTTTTCAGGGCAATGCCACTACGGATACGGTTACTTTAATTTTAGCTAACTTTTACAATAAACCACAAACAGATGAAGTAGCATTGGTCTACGCTTTAATGTTTGGATGAGGTGAACCATGAAAAGAATCTTAGAGCCTTTCGAGTATAGTTTTAACGCACCGTCAAGCCAGATAGATTTTTCAGGGATTAACTACTCTGGAACATTCGATCCTGCGTTTATTCTTGGCATTATCAACCTAGACTATAACCGAGGAACGCTGATTTATAACCCCGCTGGTCAATTCACAACTGGCGGAGTGTGGTTGAGTCCTTTTGTTGTTGATCTTCAGTTCGACACTTCGCCAATGAACAACACCGATCGGCTGTTGATTGTTTTTGAAGACGATGTAGTCGATCAGAATGTCCAAGTCACAAATTCCGTTACGACTCTTACAAATGCAAATGCTTCCAACATTACAGCTTCAGGAATGACCGTTGTTGGAATTAACCTTTTCAACGGAACAACTGGCTCCATACCGCTTGAACTTCAGACACAACTCATTGCACAAATCACTTCTGGAGCTTCGGTTACGGGTGGACAGTTTATTATTGAAGGCTCTACCAACAATGTAAACTTTGTCAGAGCACCATACGCTTTAATCAACAATCCAGCTTGGTCAGCATCGACTCCGAGCACTGAGCCTGTTTATTTAACCGATCCGATAAATGTTGCGGCATCGAGAACATACAATCTCATGATCCCTTCGTTCTTTCGGTATGTCAGAGCAAGGATCTCATCGACAATTACAGGCTCAGGTGGATTGGCGAGCAACACAATGATTAGGAATAGCGATTTGCAAGCCTGTCAGCCAGTGATGGGTGCAGATCGGAACTTCATTGCCACAGGTAGATCGGTTCTGAACGAAAACCTCCTGAACCTTTCAACCACAGAGCTTGTGAATGTTTCAGGTTACAACAAGTTTTCGATGCAAATTATCGGATCGGCAGGTATTACGGCAGGGGCCATCATACCTGAGATGAGCGCAGACGGTACGAACTGGACTGTCATGACATTCTACAACAACACTACAAGCGTTTTTAGCTCTGCCAGAACCATTTCGGCTTCGACAGTTTCATATTTCGAGGGGCCACTCCCGATGAGATACTTTCGGGTCAGGATCAGCACTGCATTTACAGGCGGAACTGTTTCGATGTACTGCACCTTGAAGCAACAGCAGGGGCCGGACAGGATTTATGCTCTAGGAACCGAAACGATTGCAGGTGTGTCGCTCTACAAGGTAGCATCAACAGATGTATCATCGGCGGCGATTGCAACTACTACGACCACAACTCCATCATCATTTAACTATCAAATGTCAGGCGCATTCTCAGTGCAAGTGACAGCGATTTCTGGATCGGGTGCGTTTATGGATGTGAGCGTAGAAGGTAATATGTCGAACTTAGGTACTGCTGCATGGTTTAGGCTTTACGACTTCCCAAGGATAACAACCACTGGAACTTTTCACAGTCCACAAATTAAATACGGCTTTGTCAACCAGATCAGATATGTTCAGACCATCGGTGGCACTACGCCATCGGTGACTCGGCAGATCGCAAGGCAACTGACCTCTGCCGATCCGGGTCAAAACATCCGATCTTTTATCGACCGAACCATTTTGCCGAACACGCTGAACAGCGTTACTCCGGTTTTCTTCGTAGATGGCATGCCGCACTTTAATTTGCTTGTAACGCTCGCAGGAGGCGGTACGCCCGGAGCGATTCAGCTAGAGGGATCGGACGATAACACCAACTGGTATTCGATCGGTACACCTCTTACGCTAGTGGCTGGTGCAACGGTTCACAATCACCCTAACGCCTTGCACATGGCAAGGTGGGTACGAGCTAGGGTTAGCACTGCCGGAACGGGTACGACTCTTTCACAATTAACAATTAGAGCGATGGGAGATTCATGATGATTACGATATGGCGAAAACTTGATGAACAGACCACAGAACTTGTCGAAGCGATGGAAGATGATCTAGCACTGGCTCAGAGGCTTTTAGAACTTAGGCAGGATGGGAAGATTTATCACGCCGAAAAGCATGACAACGGCATGACGGTGTCGTTAGATGTATGAAAAACATACTTGTAGAATTTGGTGAATATGGAGCGAGGATTTATAAAGATCCTGCCATTATAGAACAGAAAAAGGATCAGCCTAATTGTTTTATTAACCCCGATACTACTGCGGTTTTAGGGATCAGTCCTGCTTATTGGGAAATTGATCTTTACGGTAAAATAGTAAAGTGTAGCGAGGAAGACATGATTAGAAGAAACGATCATCATAGGACTATTGTTACTGGAGATACCCCATCTATTGAGAATGTAAATATCAATGACCTGAGAGTAGAATTTAACAACACTTTTGACGGTAAAACAGAGTCTTTATTGCAAGAAATTAACAGGCTAAAACAAGAAATAAGCCAATCAAAAGAGCACAATGCCGAGGCCATAGAAAGGCTGAACAAGCATCAAAACATAATGATGTTTATGCAAGACATAATGGCAAATAACGAGAAGAAAAATCGCCATAATCATTTAAAAACCATTGCAGCCATTGTTTTGTCATTGGTTTTGTCAGGATTGGTGTTCTACTATTTCAGGGGGGTATGAAATGGAAAAAAAGTTTTACTTTAAAGAGGCTGAATTGAAGTTCATCATTCTTGAATTGTCAAAACTTCCTTATGGACAAGTTTGCAGAATAATTAACTACATTGACAATATTGCTACCAATCAAAAAGAAGAAGAAAAGCCAATTAACGAACAAATTGTTGATGGGATTAACAACATACTCTAAAGATGGAAGATCAGCTTACAATCTACAAAAAGATAAGAAGCGATCCTTGGGAGTTTGCATCTAGGGCAGTATTTACTCAAGACCAAAAAGATCGAGCTAACCCAATTAAGAAGTTTCCTTCACAATTAGACTATCTGAAGCTGTACTTTAGAATTTGGCAAAAGAAGCGACTGGTTGCCGTTCCAAAATCACGCCGGATGTTTCTGTCTTGGGCAACATTGATCCTGTATTTGCACGATACAATGTTTAATATCGGCAGACAAACGGCGGTTGTATCGAAGAAAGAAGACGATGCCGACGACCTTTTGGAGCGTATGGCGTTTATTCTAAAGAACATACCTGAAGATGTTATTCCAAAAGACCTGATCCCTAAGTGGGAAAAGACCTATTGTTGTATTGATTTCCCTGAGATTGGTTCCCGTATTTTGGGATTTCCTTCTGGTTCAGACCAACTTCGGTCATACGCCGCATCTGGAATTTTGGCTGACGAATGTGCGTTTTGGCCGGATGCTGAAGAAATGTATGCTGCGACCTTTCCGATCATCGAGGAAGACGGAAAGATGACAATGATTTCATCGGCAGCACCCGGTTTCTTTAAGAAGCTGGTACATGACGAGCTTGATGGGGAAATTGACGATGGCAAGAGAGCCGAAAAGAAGTTCCCAATGGACGGGATTGAGGTTTGGGAGAACCCAACCAATAGATTCACTGTTTTCCAAATTCACTATACGGCAGATCCCAAAAAACGAGATGGTCAATACCGATCGACCATGCGTTCAGGTATGCCATTATCCAAGTTCAATCAAGAGTACGAGATTTCATGGGAAACATACGAAGGTAAGGTAGTTTTTCCTGATTGGAACAAGGCAATTCATGGCTCAAAGGACCGTCTTTGGCCCCATACGGGGCTACCAATTATTTGTGGGATTGACTTTGGCTTGACTCCGGCTTGTGTTTTTGGGCAGGTTCAGGAGAACCAACTGGTCATTTTTGATGAGATTGTAACGACCAATATGGGTGCAGAGCGGTTTACCGAGCTTATTAAGATGCACATTGTTAATACCTATCCTAATTGGAGCAACACCAAGAAGTCGGTCATTATGTTTATTGACCCCGCCGGACTCCAAAGATCCCAAAGCGATGAAACAACTTGCGCTCAAAAACTGTCTAAATACTTTAACCCCATGCCCGGATCTCTTACCTTCGAGGACCGAAGGGGGTCCGTAGAGAACTTCCTTTGTAAGATGACTAAGGGTGAGCCTAATTTTAAGTTGGACCTTGGGACTTGCAGGATTTTGACTGGTGGGTTTGATGGGGGTTATCATTTTTCTGAGAGTGCGTTCTCGATAGAGCCTAGTAAGGTACGGCCTGTGAAAAACGAGTATTCGCATATCCATGATGCGTTACAATATCTATGTAGCGGCATTCTTGGGCGGCGTAAGGATCGTTCAATTCACATACCGGAACCGGGTTATCTGTTCGAGCGTTATGGAGGCATGAATGGCAATTCAAAAGAAGACCGAAATTAAAGATGATCTTGTAACAATCACAACATCGTACAAGGAAGAAGCAAAGAACGCTAAGGCCAATCGGATGCGGTTGAACCGCACAAACTACGATTGTTACCATTTGAGGCAGGACTGGTCGCACAAGCGCAAGGGTCAAAGCCGGGAGTTTTTGGCTAAACAGCCAATGGCCGTAGAGCAGATTTCCACCTTCATCCAGCAAGGGCTTGTGGATTCTGGAGACTGGTTTGGTGTGCAGAAGGCTCCGGGCGTTACGGATGCTGTTCTTACCGAGTCTGAAGTAGCCGCCATTATGAAGTGGGCTTTTGATAAGTGTGAGTTTCTGACCTATGTCGGGGATTCGGTCAAAGATTGTTTGCTTCAGTCTCTTGCCATTACAAAGAATTATGGATGTTATAAGCCAAAAGCCTATTTTTACACCGAAACTAAAGAAAAAGGCGGCAAGTTTGTTGATGTTTTGAAGCGTGAAACCCGCGATTATTGGTGTCCAAGGCTAGAGCTTTTAAGGGCAGAAGACTACTATCCAGACCCTAGTGGCAAGGGATTGTATGTGATTCATGAGACTTACTTGGATATTTCCGAGCTTTACGCAATGGCTGAAGGGCCGTATGCGGTTTATGACAAGGCCAAGGTAGAGCTTTTGCATGGGACTTTGATGGAGTCCGATATGCAAGCCGCAAAAAAGTCACGGGAAACAGGTCAAAACACCTCAATTAACGGTTATCGGAAAAAGGTAAAGGTAAATGAGTGTTGGGGAACCATTCTTGAGCCGGGTACTGGCAAGGTTCTTAAAAAGGATGTTGTTTGGACGATTGCTGACGACCGGATTGTGATTCAGGAGCCTACTGACTATCCATTCTGGCATAACCTTCCTCCAATCATTCAGGCGGCCTTTGTTCGGGTTCCTAGATCGGTTTGGCACAAGGCTTTGATGGATGCTCCCACTCAGACCAATATCGCTCTAAACGAGCTTTATAACCTTATGGTTGATGCTGGTATGAACGATGCCCACGGCATTAAGCAAATTCGGGCAGACTGGTTGGAAGACGAGAGTCAAGTTTCTAACGGTATCTATCCGGGCATTACTCTGAAGGTGAATAGCCAATGTCCTCCCGGAATGAAGGTTTTAGAGCGGGTGGATACTAGCTCAATGTCCAGTGAGGCGTTGAATGTATTTAATACCATGTCGGCTGAGTTTTCGGCTTCCGCATTGACCAACGACCTTCGGATGGGGGTTTTGCCAAATAGGGCTGTTAAGGCTACTGAGGTTGTAGAAGCCTCTCAGAGCATTACTTCGGTATTTACGGGGATCTCTAAGGTATTAGAGCAGACCCATATTGAGCCGAACATGAACATGATGTTTGCTAATATTCTCCAACACTTCTCTGAGATTGACCCTGCCGAGATGAAGGCTGTTCTTGGTGAAGAGCGTTATTTTGCTGTTGTTCGGATGGGCAAGGAAAACCTGTTTGCAAGGGCTTATGATGGGTTCAAGTTCAGGGTTTACGGTATTTCCAAGATCCTTGCCAAGCAAAAGGATTTTAGGAAGTTTACCGCCCTGCTTCAAACGATTGCCTCGTCAGACCTGTTGGTAGAGGAATTTATCAAGCAGTTTTCTATGGGCAAGTTCCTTGGTAAGATTATTAAGTCACTCGATATTAACGAGGACGAGCTAAGGATTAGCGAGGAAGACAAGGCGATGATGATGATGGCTCAAGCAGGAGGAGGCGCACCGATGCCTTCTGAGCAGGGGCCAAATATGCAGAGTCAGATTCCACAGGCGGGTGCTCAACAAAGTGCCGAGACTGTTGAAAGCATGATTCCACGATCTAATTTTGGTGGATTACAAGGAAAGGCTGAAGGGGGAATGGCATGAAAGAAGTGAAGATAAATAAAATGTATGATTCTGAATTGATGAAAAAGGGCTATAAAGCCACTAAGATTGTTCAGGACGGATTGACTGGAAAGCCTCCGGTCATTGAAGATGAGTGTTATTATGGTTCCGAAGATCAGGTGAAATATCTGAAGGATCGGGGCTATGAGGCCAAGTTGTCAGAAGAAGACGAAGAATGAACGACCAAAATAAACTCACACTTATCCATAATGGTCGGATGGCTTCGATTGCAAACGAGCATCTGAAGGGCTTGATCGACAAACATCGTGTCGCATTATTAGCAAAACTTAAAAATCTTGCTAGAAGCGGTAAACATGATGTGGTTGAATATGCTAGTACAGTAGCCGCATTGAATGTGCTTGATGATGTTCAGCTTGACATTAGGAAGCAGATTGATGCGGCGCAACAAGTAGAAAATGGGGTAATTAAGAATGGAAACGAATGAAAACACACAAGAACAAACTCAAGAAACTGGTAAGCCGATCTATGTTGGCTCTAAACAGTTTTCTAGCCATGAAGAACTGGTGAAGTACACCGAACAGCTTCATAACAAAGTCATTGAAAGGGAACTGGCCGAAAAGCCAAAAGTTCCAGAAACAGTAGCAGGTCCAAAGCCTTCTGAGCTTTTGTATCAAGATCCTGACGCTTTTTTTGAGCTTGCTGTCCAAGAGGCAGAAGCTAGGGTTGAACGAAAGTTGACCAAAAAGGAACAGGAAACTACTGTAATGAAAAAGTTTTGGGAGGAGAACAAGGATCTGAAAGATCATGAAGACCTTGTTAATGCACAGATTGCATACAAGCGGGCACAATACAAAGATTTGCCAGCAACGCAAGCCCTCTCTAAAATAGCTTTAGAGGTACGAAATACTGTCTCTAAAATCCGTGGGGTTCCTTCAGGGGGTAAGGAACTTCCATCTGGTCCGGCGGTGGTCGCCGGAGCCAGTAACGGCAATAACTCTCAAACGACCGTAACCGCGACAAGGCCACGAACTTTCGTAGACCAACTCCGGCAACGGCAAAACAGGGGTAAAAGCTAATCATGGCACAATTCACTTGGACGCAAGATTCGCCTTCTGGCCCGTACAAAAACCATGAACTGTCTGCACTTTTGCGGGATGCCGCGATTGCAGAAACAAAGTTTATGCAATTTGTTAAGCCTGAAGCCGGATATGGCAAGAAAAAAGGTGAGTCAATCACCATCACTCGGGTATCCAATTTGGCCGTTCCTACGAGCGGTAAATTGGTAGAGGGACAAAGCATTCCTGAAGATGCACTTCAACTTTCTACAAAGTCGATCACTGTATCTGAATGGGGTCGCGCTGTTCCTTACACCTCTCTCTCTGACGATCTTTCGATGTTCAACATCGAGAACATTGTTCAGAAAGAATTGGTAAAACAAATGAAGTTGGTTCTTGATAATGCGGCGGCTGCTGCTTTCAAGACAACTCTGATTAAAGCTGTTCCAAACGGTGCATCTTCAATCAGCATCACTACCAACGGAACTCCCGGTGCAACCGCATCGGTAAACCTTGCCTACTATCATGTAGAGCAAATCCGTGACTATATGTACTCTACTCTTCTCGTGCCTCCATACGAAGGAGATGAATACATTGGTTTGATTTCCACGAAGGCGAAGCGCGGTCTTATGGCTGACCCTGATTGGGAAGAGTGGCACAAGTACACCGATCCTTCTGCCAAGTACAATGGCGAAGTCGGTAAAATCGAAAACATTCGTTTCATTGAAATTAACAATTCTGGTGCTTTGTCAAATGGTATCGGAACTGGTGGCATTTGTGGTGAAGGCGTGATTTTCGGATCTGATGCAGTGGCTATGGCCGTTGCACTTGATCCTGAACTTCGTGCTGGTATTCCTCAAGACTTCGGTCGTTCTCAAGCTGTTGCGTGGTACGCAATCGCTGACTTCGGCCTTGTTTGGGATACCGCTAACGCAGGTGAAGCCAAAGTGGTTCATATCACAAGTCTGTAAGGAGATAATATGTATCCAATCAATCAATCACCTAATCTTCTTCCAAGTAACCTTGTTGCATTGACTTCTGCGGCAGTGGTTCAATCGTTTGTTGTTTGCGATCAAATGCAAGTAAATGAACTTTTCTTTGTAGTGTCAACTGCGGTTGTATCTTCAGGGAATGTGGTTCTTACTTTCAAGCGCAGACCGACTATTGGATCTGCTTCTGGTGAAGTAACCATTGGGACTCTTAACATTCCCGGCGGTGCTGCTGTTGGAAAGTGCTATTACAAGCGCGTTACTCCAGTAGTTTGTGCTGTATCTGAGCAGATTGTTGTCGAAGTGACAACTGCTGCTGCTGGTGGCGGTGCGGCAGGAAACGGTATGGGCTTTGTTCGTGCCGATTCTGACCCTGAAACCGAAGCCAATAATGCTGACTTGATCCTTTCTTCTTGATATACTCTATTGGGGGGGCTTCTGGAGATTCCGGTTGTCCCCCTAATAAAAAACAACACTGGAGAATAGAATGGAAAACGAAAACACAGGAAACAAAGAATTTGATTATAGGGTGCAAATTTTTGACCCTAAAACTGGCAAGTTAGTTAAGTATCAACCATATCAAATGGTCATCGAAAATGGCTTTACCAAGATTGAGCGTCCGATTGGATCTGGTAACTGGTTTTACTCTAATGGCGAGCCGATTTCTAAAGAGGTAAAAGCAAAATGAAGGCCAAGCCAATTCAGCATCTAAATACGGGATATGCAGGGAATGGGTTTAATCCCATTATTAGTGCAGTAAATGGCTCACAGATTCAGCTTTATTCCTTGAGAATGATTAACCAATCCGGCAGTGCTTCTGATTTAGCGGCATTGCAGACGATGAGTACGGATGCGGTCAATGTTTATACCTTCACGCCGCCATCTACTGTAACAAATGTTACGGCCAATCTTTTAGCTGGTTCTAGCACAGCATTTTTTAATGCTACTGCTGCCAGTGGGGTAATCATTGAGTCTCGTCAAAAGATTCATGCTTTTCTGGTCAATGTAAGTGCTGCACAGTCAGGAGCCAATACATTTACGACTTCTTACTCAAATGGAACTGGATTTACTACGGTTCTTCAGACCATTTCTGTACCCACGACATTTGCAGCATCTCCTTCTCAATATGTTGTTTTGTTCTCTCCGGGCAATGATTATGCGCCGGGTTGTGGCCTTGTTGGAACTGATTCATCTTTGTTTCAGATCCGGTTTGCTTGTGTCAGCGCATCAACAACTTGTTCGATCAATTCATTGAGGGCTGCAAAGTCAATTCAGTATAGTCCAAATGTGGCGAACAATGCTGGTATGGAAATGATTTTCAGTGAGAACAGGCCATACACTTTACAGGCTGGAGAAAGTCTGGTTCCTTTTTATGGAGTGGCTGGTAACAGTAACAAGGTGATCGCTTTTTATCAGTATCAGAACTGAGGTTTAAATGGCTAACTACGAGAATACGCAAGACTTGAAAAAAGGCGTACTCTTTAGGTGCGGCGAACTTGATGACGGTACATCGGAATACGATGCAAAAGTCATTGAGTATTTGAACCGAGCGCAACAAGCAATGGTCTCGGGAGCGGCTGAACTCGATCTAGATATTGGGGAGCCGTTCCCGTGGGCCTTAAATCAATACAATAAGATTCTAATTATTGAGCCAGCGATCAATAGTTTGGCAGTAACTTTCACAAATGGATCTGCAACGGCGACCCTCTCTGCTACTCCTCCTAATAATCTTCTTAATTATTGGATACAGCCTGAAAATAGTTCAGAAACCTATAGAATCTCCGCTCATACAGGTACAAGCACAACAGTTACGCTAGATAGCGTATATATCGCAACAAGCGCAACAAATCTTCCATGTACCATTTTTAAGACTGATTACGAGCTTGATACAAATATTCTCAGACTTGCCAATCCGTTCATTACTAACTATGACGAGGTAATTCTTTACAATTCTGACCCCGGACAGATTGTTGGAGTTGATCTGTCCGAGTTTATGCGGCAGTACCCATTGTTCCTTTATCGGGCATCTACTCCTACCGCATTTACACAAGTATTTAAAACAAATGACATGAAGCCTACGGTTCGATTTAATTCTGTTCCAGTAAATCGAATCAGGATTCAGTACAACTATGTCCCTGTCCCTACCGCGTTGACGGATTCTGCTCTCTCAATTCCGATTATTCCTAGAGATCACAGAATCACGCTTGAATACTACGCATCGTACTATCTTTGCACCGATAAGAACGATAGCAGGGCACAAGAATACCGAGAATTGACTAGGGCCGGGATGAGGGCTTTGGTAAAGGCGTGGAAGCAAGAGAAGATCACCACAAATCCCGATTTCGGTCGAATGATTGCTAGACCCGATAGAACTTATGACTATCGTAGAAATTGGAATTGGTGGTGGTACTAAATGCCATATACAGGGCAGATAGCCGAAATTAAGTTTGGTGATAACG